GCGCTTAAAGAGTGCGGGCATTACGTTCAGAATGGCAATTCGATCGAACACTCGCGCGCGTTGGCGAACAACAGCGTCGACCCGACTGCCGCGGGCGACTCCCACGGCGACCGTTGCTTTGTTGCCGGGACGGTGATCCGTACGATAGTCGGCGACCGTCCCATTGAGTCGATCAAGATTGGTGACATGGTTCTTACTAGAAATGGCTATCGCATGGTAATAGCCTGCGGAAAAACATCCGAATCGGCTGCCGTCGTGGAAGCGAAACTCAGCAACGGAGTTTCGCTGACCGGCACGGGAAACCATCCGATTTGGACAAAAAATGACGGATGGGTTGCATTGTCATCGCTGACGCAGAAGCATACACTTCTGACATGCCAAGAATTTACACGAAGCACGCAAGTACAGAGACAATTATCTTCAATGGCATTGCATTCCATCGCAGGCCACATTCGAAGCACAAACATCTTCGGCGGTATTATTGGCCGCACGCTTCGCACAAAGACAAAGGGATTAGTGCACTCCATCGCGAAATCTGGAAGTCGCATTTTGGAGATATACCGGACGGCTTTCACATCCACCACAAGGACGGCAATACACTCAACAACGACATCAGCAATTTGGAGTGCGTCAGCCCTTCTCAGCACGCCACGTTACACAGCGTCGGAGATAATCTTGATGGCCGCCGGCACACCAAGCTCTACGAGCATAAGTGTGTCAACTGCGGAAAGAAATACAAAACCTTTCGAAAGCTACGAACGAAATACTGCTCGGAAGCGTGCGAGAAATCGTATCGAAGATCGCGCAAGGTTCATCACGAAATGCGCGAGTGCACTATCTGCGGTGATAAGTTTCTGGTCGATAAGTACCGAAAAAGCCAAACGTGCTCTCCGAAATGCCGAGGCCGTTTGTGGTCTAGAAATCGCCTATCTTCCTGAGCGACAGCCGGTTTACAACCTGAGTGTCGCCGAGTGCCCTGAATATTTCGCCAACGGCGTTCTAGTCCACAATTGTATTGCCGATTCGCTAGCCTATCGCATGGTGGAGGAGTACACCAAAGCCACCCGGCAGGTGGCGGAAAAGCGTGAAGTAATCCCGGTCAACTGCGCCGCTTATCGCCGGCAGCAGCGGCAGGAAATGGCGGCTGAGGTGGGCGAGTACCACTGGAATTAGTCTTGAATCGGGCAGTTTGGGCATGACCACAATACAGCCATGCCCGAGCAAACCGATAAGCTGAATCCCGAAGTTGCCCGTGATTATCGCCAACTGGGCGCGAGCATCGCCAACTCGTGTACCAAGAAACGGAAATTCGAAGAGCATCGGATGAAGCTCTTTAAGCGGTGGGTCGGACCCGATTTTGGCGATTACGGCTGCAAAGAACGGCGGCCGGTCAACATGTACGAGCTGGGCATCGATCTGCTCAGCCGCTTCATCACCGCCCACGAAATCGAAGCCCTGATTCAGACCGAGTTTCGCGAGCTGGCGCCGACGGCATACGACTTCGAAATCGTGCTCAACCGCCGGCTGGGCGTCCGCGAACTCAATCTGGCCGAGTCGCTGTCGATCTGCGCCATCGAATCGCTGTTCACGCTCGGAACGATGTGCGTGGGGCTCGACGTGCAAGGCGAGATGGATCCCGGCAAGGTATTTGCGCAGCCGGTCCTGTTTCCCGATCTGATCGTGGATATGACTGCCCGTAGCTGGCAGAGCCAAAAGTACATCGGCCACGACTTCCTGATCGCTTTCGATGACCTGCGCAATTCGCCGATCATGGAAGGTCGGGCACGCGATGAATTCGTGAAGCGTCGTGACGTGCGTTCACTCAACGGTCGCGACTGGGATGGTGGCGGCGGAATGTCGAACGACGAATTCCGCAATATGGTCCCGCTGCGGCAGCTCTACATTCCACACGACAACCGGGTTATTATCTGCGACCCGTCGCCCGACTCGACGTTCAAAACCCCGCTGATGAGCAACGAATGGCAGGGTCCAGACGGCGGACCTTATACGCCGCTGTACTACAAGCCAGTTCCAGGGCACGTGCTGCCGCTCGCCATTGCGCCGTTCTGGTACGACCTCGACGATCTGCTCAACAAAACATTCGGCAAGTCTGGGAATCAAGCGCTGCGTGGGAAAGTGATCGGCGTCACGCGCAACGAAAGCGACGCGGCCACGATCAAGAAGGCCAGCGACGGCGAAATCGTAAAGGTCGAAAATCCAGAGGCCGTGATTGAAAAGCACTTCGGCGGCTCGGACCCGTCGCTGGTGGGCATGTTCAATCTCGCCAAGTCGCTGCTGGTCTACATCGGCGGTAACTGGGATGCGCTGGGCGGCCTCGCACCCATGAGCAACACGGCCAGCCAAGATCAGCTGCTCACGCAAAGCGCCACGGGGCGCGTCCAAGATATGCAAACGAAGATGATGGTCTTCGAAACGAAGGTCATCACCGACATTGGTTATTGGCTGTGGACCGATCCCGTCTCGACGGAACGCTTCGCAAAGAAAATTCAGGGTACGCGATTCAGCGTCGATGACGGCATGTGGTCGCCAGAGAATCGCACGGGCGATTTCTTTCAATACAACTTCTCGGTCAATCCGCACAAACGGATTCGCCGCTCGCCAGACGAACAAGCCAATGGACTCATCGCATTGCTTACGCAAGTCATCCTGCCGGCCATGCCGTACATGCAACAGGGTTCGCCGATCGATTGGGAGCAGCTGTTTGAAATCGTCGCCCGGTATTCGAACTACCCGGAGCTGCGCGAGATAATCCGCTGGCCGCAAGGCGACTCGCTGCCGGGACCGCAACCGGAAATGCCGACCAAGCCGAATGTCTCGACCCGCACGTACCAGCGCGTCAACCGCACGGAGCCGGGCCGCACCGATCCGATGCAGGACATCACGAAACTGTTTTCTCAGAATCCGCAAGGCGCGGAAAACTCTCCTTTGACGGTCTAGGGCCATGCCACGAAGAAAATTCGCCGTTCGCAACGGCAGCGTCGTTGAAATCACGAACGAAGAAGAAAAAGCCAAATGTGACGAAATCTCGGCGGACGTCGCCAGTCGCTCCGAGCCACTGGATTTTGGCAGCGGACTCAGCACGCGGCGGGTCAGTCCGGGTACTTGGCCACGCCTCTCCGACTCGCTCGGCTGCAATCCCCGCCACATCAAGGACGATCAAGAATACCTTGCAAAACACGGTGTTTATACCGAATACACCAAAGACGGACGGGCGATTTTGCGGGACCAGCAGCACGCCAACGCCCACATGGCTGCGTTCAACCACGTGGACCCGGATGCCTGCTACAGCCAGCGGGCGCCCACCAAATTCACCACGGAAGAATGGAAGCGGGTTAGCCGCCGCTGACAAAAAAGTTTCGAAACCACTCTTGAATCGGCTAGTTCGTTTGCGCCAACAATACACGCAACGATTCAACGGAAGGTCGCGCGAGAGCGCGGCCTAACCGAAAGAGGGCAAAGCCGGGAGTAGCTACCCGGCCTAGTTGCCCAATCAACGAGCCTTCATTGGGGAGGGCCTGTGCTTTCGCGCGGCCTTCCCCATTTCTTTTTACCTGGGCACGTTGGTTATGAATTTCACAATGCCGCAAGAGAGTCGCATCGGCGCGCAGTACGCAGTAGACTCGCTCCCCAATGACATGGATGAGCTGGTCGGACCGGAAGCCGTGGACGACAGCAAGGCCGAAGACGCGACCACGAACGACAACGCCGCGGCCAATGACACGACCGCGACCGAAACCAACGACGCGAACGAATCCGAAGCAACCGATCCGCTGATCGAAGAAGCGGTGAGCTATTACGGATTCTCACGCGAAGACGCCGAACTCCTGGGCGACCGCTTGCCAACCATTCTGGCGAAGTTCGACGAACATGCCCTGGCCACGTTCAAAAAGCCGGCCGAAGAATCGCCACCGCTTGGGACGCAGCAGCAAGCCCCCCAGAAAGCGCCGACCACCGACGCTGAAAAGCAGTTCGAGCTGCTCAAGGTCAACAAGATCGAAGATCTCGGCCTGAGCCCGGACGACTTCGATGAAAAGATGGTCGGGGCGTTCGATGTCTTCAAGGAACGACTCAACTCCGTCGTGGATGCACTCGCCCAACGCGACGACTTGCTCCGCGAGATTGCCGTCGAGCTGGTGAACACCCGCGATGGCGTGAAAAACATTGCCGGCGGGGCAGAAGCCCAAGCCGAAGCGCAGTTCAACGAGTCGATGGACAAGTTCTACGCCGGCCTGGGCGACGAATTTCAGGATGTGTTCGGAAAGGTTCCGCTCACGCGACTCACCGAAGCCTCGCCATTGCTGGGCGCTCGCCGCGACCACGTCGCCAAGATGATAGAATTGCAGGATTTGGACCGCGCCAAAGGTCGCGCACTTCGCACCAACGAGCATTACGCAGCCGCGGCCTTGCGGCTGATGCACCAAAACAAACTCGAATCGGCCGCTGTGCGGAAGGTCGAACAGCAAGTGAAAGCACGTGGCAAGGCGGGCATCGCCTCGCCGTCGAATCGCACCCGGCAGTTGTCGGGACGCGAGAAGGCGCTCGCCACGATCGCTTCCCATTCCTTCCTCACGCGCAACTAACGTACACGTGATTTTGAAAGCTGGCTGAATGGGCCTTAGCCGGACAGATTTGGAAACCCTTTAGCAGCTTTTGGAGTAAATCATGGCTGGCCCTCAAATGCACCAGTTCGCCGACCTTGTAGCGGCAACACTCAACGATCTCGGCCCGTACGACTCGTTGCAGCAAATCGCGCAGAACCGGCAGGATTACGAAGTCCTTTCTCGCTGGTTCACGAAAGAGCGCGTCACGATCGAATCTGGCGTGCGGATCCAACGCAACCTGATGGTTGGCGACGGCACGACCGGACCTGCCGAGCACAACGCTCCCACCGATGAGGATGAAGTCAACCTGACGGACATCCTCAAGCAGATGGTGGTTCCGTGGGTTCACGCCCAAACGAAGTGGATGGTCGTTCGCCAGCACATGCTGGTCAACCGCCAGCCGGCCGCGATTCTCAACGCGATCGAAGCGCAGCGGAATTACGCCATGCTCAAGCTCCACGAAGAAATGGAGCGCAAGGCTTGGCAGTCGCCGCCATCCTCCGCGAACACGACCGACCCGTGGGCGGTGAAATACTGGGTAGTGCAGAACGCGACCATCGGCTTCAACGGTGGCAGCCCGACCGGCGACAACATGATCGCCGGCATCAACCTGACCACGTTGCCAGTTTCCGGGCAGTACAACAACTACTCGGGTACGTACTCGGCGCTGACCGCGCAGAACGGCTTGCCGATTCTGCGAACTCTGCATCGCAAGATCGGCTTCCGCAGCCCGGTCACGATGAAGCAGTATTACGAGGGCAGCGGCGACAAGATGCGGGTGTACTGCAACGAAACGTCGATCGGCGCGTTCGAGAACGTGCTGTACGCCAATGCCGACCTGTCGCTCAAGGACGTTTCCAGCGTGGACGGCCTGAACATGAGCTTCAAGCGGAATCCGATCGTCTGGATTCCGACGCTCGATGACGACACGAACAACCCGATCTACTTCATCGATCACGGGACGTTCTTCCCGGTGGCGCTGGACGGTGACTACCTCACCGAAACCCGCAACATGGCGCCGCGGAATCACAACATCGAGCAGTATTTCATCGAGTTGTCCTACAACTACGTCAACATCGATCGCCGCCGCAACGGCGTCGTGTACCAAGCGTAACCTGGGCCAGTCACCACCAATCCATTCACCGAAACGATAACAGGATACGGCAATGAACGAACCCAAATACGCTGCCAATTTTGCGGGTGACACCAACCCGAATTTGAGCCCGATGGTGTGGCGCGGCTATCGGCCTGCGTCGCTGATGTCTGGCGACACGCCCGGCTTCTTTAAGAAGTGGGATTTCGCCGACTTCAAGGCCAGCACGAACGTCAACGCGGCCGAAGCCTACTGGACCGACGGCGTGATGGTCTTCGGCTCGGATGGCTTCGCGATCACGAACGGCTCCGATCACACGTCGGCGACAACGACCGGCAAATCGATCGGCACCATCACGATCGGCTCGGACGGCGACAACGAAGGCGGTTCGCTCCGTCAGGCGTGCGCGCCGCTGCGAGCCACCGGCATCAACGCGACCGCGACCAGCCGCTCCGGCGACTGGGCATTGGAGGCTCGCCTGCGAACGTCCACGATCACGGACACGAAGCACGGCATCTTCTTCGGTGTGATTGAGGATGTGGCCGCCACGGCGACCATTCCGATCACCGCGGCCGGTGCCTTGGCCGACAAGAACCTGATCGGCTTCCATCGTCTGGAAGGTGACGGCGATTACTTCGATTGCGTCTCGAAAGCCGACGGTCAAACGGCGGTCACGCATCAAGCCGACGCGCAGGTGATCGTGGCCGATACGTACGTCAAGCTCGGCCTGCGGTACGAGGCGTCGATCGGCACGCTGTTCTGGTACGGCAACGGCGTCCAACTCGCGAGCGAGTACATCGACCCGACGGCCGGCGGTTCGACAACGTACGGGTACTTCCCGAACGACATCAACCTCGGCTGGATCCTGTCGGTGCTCAACGCGACTGCTTCGACACCCGGAACGACGACACCGGACTGGGTGGCGCTGGGCATCAAGGTGCCCAACTAATCGACGCCTGAGAAACACACGTACCGGGCGGCGTCAAAAACCGCCCGGTATTTTTTCGACCTGAGGACTGGGCCATGAACGAACGAGAAATCAACGCCAACCATGAGCAGCGGCTCAAACAAATGTGCGGGCTGCCGCAAGACAAGTCGCTGCCCAAGAAAGTCACCGACCGCTACTGGGAGCGCAAGATCGTGGCCGATCGCGTGCAAGCGCCGATCACGGACTATGACCTGACCACGATTGCCGTGGAGTGCGGCTACGGAAAGCTGACCGAACGGGAAGCCAACCCCACGATTTGCGAGCAGTTTCGGACCAAGAAAATCCTGGCCGGATCTCCTGTGCTGTGCGAATGGGGCAACCAGACCAAAACGGGCAAGCTGGCGCGAGTCACGTACGGCAACCAAATCGGCGTGATTTTCGACGGCGATAACGAAGAAACCATCCTCGACGAGAATAAGGTGGCTCTCGTGGCCACCTGAAATTAGATGGCCGAGCCAACTTCCTCTGCATCGCGCGCCGAGATACTGCAAGCCGTTGGCGATTTCTTCGGCCACGGTCGCAATCAGCATACGTGGTCGCGGGAAGAAACCGCGAAGATCACGCGGGCCATTCGGCTCGGCGAATCGCAGTTCTACAAGCCGCCCAAGGTCGACGAAGACCCGCCGCATTCGTGGTCCTTTCTCAAGCCGCGAATCTCGATGTCGTTCAATGCCCCGTATTCCACGGGCACGGTAGGGATTGCCTCTGGCACGGTCACGCTGGCATCCGGCACGTGGCCCAGTTGGGCGGCCGACGGCTATCTCGTGGTCGAAGACGTTGGCTACACGGTCGCCAGCCGCACCAGCAACAGCGTCATTGTGCTGGACGATACCTCGGTGACGGTTTCCAGCGGCGCCGAGTACACGCTACAGCAATGGCAATACACGCTACCGGATGACTTCGGCGGCTTCATCGACCCCACCCTGTCGTACCGCCCGAACAGCAACAAGTTCTGGGACGTGGTGCGGGTGGATGTCAGCGAAATTCTCCGGCTGCGACAGAACGAAGTTTCCACCGACCTGCCGGTGTACGCGATCTGCCCGGTAAACTCGACCACGGCCAGCGAAGGCCAGCGGTTCGAAGTGCTCCTGTACCCCACGCCGACAGAAGATGCGGTCCTCGAAGGCCAGTATTGGGCGGCGCAGAACGCGGCGACGGATTCCCTCCCCTACGGGATGGGCACCATCCACTCCGATTGCTTGCTGGCTTCCTGCCTCGCGGCGGCTGAGGTCGAACGCGATCGCCGGCATGGCGTGCAATGGGAAATTTTCATTGAGCGGCTGATGGCGGCCATCGCGCATGACCGGCGGACTGGCCCGCGGTTCATCGGCTACAACAGCGACCCGTCGATTTCGAACGCGGACTACGGCCCGTGGCGACATTCGAATCCCACGCTCAAGTACAACGGCACGTCGCTGGCGGATTGGAGTTAAGGGGTGGCGGAATCTTCATTAACCATGACCCGCCTGCAGCTCAAGCAAGTCTTGGGCGAGCAGTTGTCGATTTCGCGCGACCCCAACGACTGGTCGGCAGACGCGGCAGCGGACGTAAATCGCATCTTGGCCAAGGGGCTGCGATCGTTCTACCTGCCGATGATCCGCTCCAAGAATCCGAACGCCCCGCTCGAAACATACCTGTGGAATTTCTTGATTCGCCGCACGACGGTCAGCCTGTCGAACGGCACGAATCTCTATTCCTTGGGCGACGACTTTAGCGGCTGGGTCGATACGGAACTGGCGTTTACCACCAGCAAAGACTGGTCGCTCAAGCTCGTCGAAATGTGGCGGGTTTTGGAAAAGGTCCAGGCCGGCACGTCGATGCCGACGGGAATCACACAGCCACTCCTCGCGGCGGTCGAGCCCGACACATTCACGGCCACGACTGGCCAGCGGTGGAAGATGCTGGTCTGGCCGACGCCCACGGGCTCGCTCACCGTGACTGGCCGCTATCGCAGCGAGCCAGACTTTTTCTCTGACGACGCACACTATCCACTCGGCGGCGCATTGCATGCCGAGACGTTGCTCGAAAGCTGCCTCGCGGCGGCTGAGGAGCTGAATGACACCACCGCAACCATCCACCGCGACCGATTCCAGCAACTATTAGAAGCGTCGATCGCGGCCGATCAGGAGTTGCATAGCACGGCGGCCTAGCCGCAACGGGCATCGCCCGAAGGAAAGGAAGTTCGATGTCAAAGCGTTACGAACCAGCATTTGGCGGAAATCCGCGCATTTTGTGCCTCCCTGGAAACCAGAAAGCCCTGTGGGCAGATTGCACCGTTGCCAGCATCCCCGCCGATGGGACAGCGGGGTTTGAAAAAAGTGCCATCCTGCAAGTCACCGATGGTTCAACCGGGCTGATCGCCTACATCAACTCCGGAACGACCTCGAGCTGTGCCTTCCGTCCGTTCCTGTACGGTTCGGACGCGACAGCCGTGGCGCTCACGGCGACGGTCGCCGAATTAAACCACACCTGCGATCGTTCGCTCCGGTTTCAGGCCGTTGGCACATCGCTCGACACGTCGGCCGACACGGCGGAAGCGTACAACGACAAAACCTTCCTGCTCGACACGGCAGCCGGTTCGACGTTGACGCTGCCGAGCGCCGTGGCCGGCTATCGCTGCCGCGTGATTGTCTCGACGGCCCCGACGGGTGGCAACTCGCACGTCATTTCGGCGACTGGCGCCGCCGATACGTTCGCCGGCACGGTCGCGATTCACGACTTGGACGGTGCGACGGCCAGCTGGTTCGCCAGCTCGAGCGACAACACGATCACGCTCAACGCCACCACGAAGGGCGGCGCGCTGGGCGACTCGTTCACGCTTGAAGCCATCAGCGGCTCCGTGTGGGCGATCACGGCCGCCACACTCCGTTGCGCGACCGGCTCCAATCCGGCGACGCCGTTCTCGACGGTCTAATGTCGTAGTTTTCCTGAGCGCCCGCAGCCGCACGTTGGGCTGCGGGTTTTTCTCGTGGACCGTTCATGGCCGAGCAGCAGACAATCCGATTGCAGCAGCCGTTCAAGGGCAAGGTCACGTCAGCGGCGCTGTCGGATCAGCCGGATGGGACGGTGATCGATTCGCGCGATGTCTTGCCGGTGGATTGCAAAACAAGCAGACGGCGACTGTCTGTACGGCCTGGGTATTCGGCAGTTGATAGCCTATCTGGGGCCGCTGGGTTTGCGATTCTTGGCAACGCTTACGACGAACCGGGCGGGATTCAGTTGTTTGCGTTTACGTCCTCCAATGCTTACAAGTTTTCGAGCGGCGCGTGGAGCAATGTCGGCTCGATCACATCCTCGACCAGCCGGACCATTCACGGAGCGAGTTACGGTCAGTGGCTGTTTATCGCCTGCAATGCTCCTTACAAATACGTTGACTATGACAGCGCCAACGACGGATCACCGGACTGGGCAGTTGCCAGTTGGACTGCGACCACCGCTGGGACAATTCCTCCGAACTGCAGAATCGTAGCGAGCTACGGAGCCAGAATCGCCCTGCTCGCCGACCCCGATACACCGCACGTTGTGAACTTCTCGGCGGTCGACGACCCATTCGATTGGGACACGTCTGGAACGACCTCCGGCGCGGCCGTGAGTATTTCCATTGGTGAAGCTGCCACCTGCGGCTTCGAGCACAACAAGAATTGCTTTGTCGTCGGCACGCATCATGGCATGTGGATCTTCCGGGGCAACCCGAAATCAAGTAATGCACTCTTGGAGAAGTTTTCGTTCGTGACCGGCCCGATCAATTCTTCGGCGTGGTGCAAAGCCGCCGATGACTGGACGTACTATATCGGCCTCAACGGCCTTTATAAGATGCCGCCGGGCTGCGGCGACCCACCGCAGGAAGTCTCACGCAACCTGATTCCCAGCTCATTGATCGGCCTCGATGGCGTGAACTCAAAAGCGTATCTCGTTTACAACGAACGCTTCCGTGGCGTGGAGATTCACATTCAAGGCACCAATGCCGCGAGTTGGTTCTACGACGTGGACGGCGGCGGGTTCTGGCCGATCACGGCACCCGGCTCGGGCATCCTGGCGGCGTTTCGGTACGGTCCGCTCGATAGCGCCACGGCGTCTGGCTCGCTCATCGGCACGTCATCGGGCGTGATGCGTCTCAACAATGCAACGGCGCTGGGCGGCAGCGACGCGGCGTATGCCACGGTTTTGAACCAACTGGCCGAGATTGGTCACAAGGGCCAAATCGTGAAGATGGTTCCGCAGTTCTCCACGAACACCGACGACAACGGCGTGGTGACAGTGGCCGGCGGCTCCACGGCCGAAGAAGCAGTGACCTTACCGGCTGGCCGCAAAGAGACGGTCACGATCGGCGAGCTGCAGGACAACAACTACACGTGGTATCCCAAGGTCGGCGGGACTTTCGCGGTAACGAAGATCACTCAGGCTAGCACGTCCGCCTATTGGGCCTTGGAAGGCGCGAGTCTCGACGTGAAACCAGCCGGCCTGGAACGAGGTGGCTGATGGCGAGCGGGCCTGTTGAACTGGTGCGGCCGTGTACGTGGGACGATCTGGTGTCGAATACCGACATTCAGAACGAAATCAACACGTCGATTCTGGAAGGCGGTGGCGGCGGCGATACCTACAAGGTCAAGGTCAACGGCGCCGATGCCTCGCCGGACTACCTGCACGCCAAGCTCTATTACGTTACCGCCGACGACTTCGACGCCGCGACGGACGTGCCGGTGTATTCGTACACGGACTCGAATTCCACCGAAAAGCTCATGTGGCGGGCCGATGACATCGGCGGGTACGACCCCGGCGCCACGATGATGCTGACGATCAATGAGGGCACGATCGGCTGGGCGGAGTTTAATGAGTCGATCGATTCATTCACAGTCAAATGTACGAACGCCGACACGACCCCGAGCTATCTGCACAATGCGTTCAGTAATCCGGTGACCGCCGGCGGTTACGTTTCTGATGCGGATTTAATCATCGGCAATGAGACGCAGGATGTTGCGGCCGACGAAAATGAATTGCTGTTTGTGGATGTGTCGGCAATTCCTGGGCATAGCGTCACGGACCTCAAGATTCTCGGCATCGACGGGAACGTCACGCAGTTCTTCGAGCCCGACTTTTTCAGCACGGTCGACTTGGCCGAAGGTCTGGCCATTGATATTACTGAGGCCGCCGGCACGTTTACTATCTCGGTCGACCTTACCGAAATCAGTGGCTACGACGCCACCAAGAACCAGCTCATCTGGAACAATCTGGGCGGCATCGGCTGGACGCAAGCCAATCTGCTCACCGTCAAGATTCCCACGACGATTGAAGTTTCGGTCGTTGGCTCTGGCCCCTATAGCTTGCGGGTCAAGCTGAACTATCAGAACTACCAGTTCTTCGGGAAGACCGACGGCAGCACGGGCTCAATCATTGGCGACCTGACACTCACCGATGTCACGGTGAACAGTCCAACCGCGATCGAACTCAACGACCTGACTACTTCCCTGCAGAGCAAGTTGGTCTATACACCGAAGACGCTACACCTATTGAATGCCGCGGCTGATGGTGGTTCGACGAATTTCAATGATTCCGTTCCAATCGACGACTGTGCATGACCGTAAAACGAAAACACGGCGGGAATATCTTGCGCGTCTCGGGTGGTCTGGCCGGCGACGATCCGTGCTGCTGTGAGGGAAGCTGCGTCGGTTACCCAGATTGCTTAATGGGCCGCACTGGAACGCTGGTTATTTCAGGCCTCATCAGCAGTCCAGTTCTCAGTGTGAACTGCTGCCTTCCCTACAGTCATTTAGGTCCGCCGAATACGACTACGCCAGTCAGCATTACCGAGCAACTCACCAATGCCAATATCAATGGCACTTACGCCATGACGAACATTGGAGGCGGCGTGTTCGTTTGGTTCGAGGCTGGAACAACCGCGCCGTTTTCGATTGAGATAGCCAACTCGGTGGAGGACTTTGCTGCGTGCGGATCAAACTGGGATGGCGCCTCCACGGTGCTTACGAAGGGATGGCTGCTCCAGATTCGGTGTAGCGTCACGTGTTCCGACAACAAATTCCGTCTAGGTCCAATATCCTTGGTGGGATCGCTATGCAGATCAACTGACAACGGCGCCACCTGGCACGGGACAAATGCATTCACGCGATGCCCTTCGTACAACTGGGATCCTGTGTCCTATTGCTCCGCTCCCGTTGCGACCAGCACGCCCGGGGGATGTCTCTTTCCTTGCACCGCAAGCCACACCCATGAGGTGCAGCAAACATTCTTTACTGCCACTCGTGCGGGATATTGTGATTACATCGGATACTATCCCTGCCCGACCGCATCCGACATGACCGCTTCCCTGACGATCACATAATGCTCTGCGACTTTGACGACCAAGGTGACCTGATGCGGTGTCGGCGCTGTGGCCGAACGATGGCTAAAGTGCCAGAGTTTAGCGACCCGTGGCGCTACCGGGCTCCCTGTCTGGCACCGGCCGAGAACCCATCGACGCCATTCTCGCCTCCGTCGGAATTTCGGGCGTATTTGGCCGATTCTATTGAGCGAAACGGCCGAACAATCGACGTGTTCTTATTTAATCCGCCCTGCCAGCACATGGGCGTCAAGCGAGCCTTCGCCGACGGCTCGCCCAAGACGGCCAAACAAACCGGCTGCTGCGATGGAAGCACGATCACGTTCACCCCCACCTACGAATGCGCCATCTTCGGCAAATGCGCCCCCTTCGCAGCCAAGATCGAGGACGATTTCGACCGCACCCAGCCCTGCCGGGGATGCGAAAAACACTCGCAAAACAATCTGGAATCGGCCAGCGCCAGCCATTCACAATAAAAGCAACCCACGGGATGACGCCATGAACCCAAATTACCAGAGCTATCTAATGCCCGGCCCGCCGATGCGCGGCCGTCTGCAGCCGGGGCTCACGGCCGGCCAGTTCGGCAGTCCGCCGCCAAGTTACTTCAACGACCCCACCGCGGCAGCCGGCTACTTGGGGGCCAATCCCAACACGGGGATGAACCCGACTTATGCGAATATCCCGCCGTGGATGCAGATTCCGCCGTGGCTCCGCAAGCGCCGCTATATGTACGGTGGCGGGGAGACGGCAGCCAAGAGTTTTGAACGGCAATTCGAGTGGTACTGAGTGGACGACCTCGAACTAATCGAAACCGAAATGCTCGTCGCTGAACTCAATAAGCGGTTCGATGCGGGAACATCATTGCTCAGCCCAGCAACGCCGGCTTGAGCTATTTCAGTTGGTAACGAGAGGACGACATGACATTTCCAGTTGCCGGTTACGGCCAAGGTCAGAAGCGGAGCGCAGTCGGTGGTGGAAACTCCGGCCTGCAGCTGTTGTTGTCGCTGATTAACCAGCAGCAAGGCGGTTTCGACGAAGCGAAGCAAGCCAACGAATCGCGTTATCAGGACATTCTCAAGCTGTTCGGTGACAACCGCGCGCGTACGCTGGGGCTGCTCGACAACTTCGGCAAGTCGCTCGTCGACGACTCGAATCGCACGTACGACGATAAGCGGAAGGAGCTGCTGACCGATTTGGCCGATCGCGGCCTGTCCGGTTCCACGGCGCGGATTGGCGTCGAAACGGGCGTCAAGCGCGAACGCGACGCGGCCTTGAATCGCATCAAGGACATGCTCGTGCAGGACACGACAAACGCCGACCTTGGGTTCACCGATCGAGCGGCGGGGGTCATGGAACGACGCGACGACCCGTACCCGGAAAACTCTCAGTCCAGCGCCCTCATTGGCCAACTCATTAACGCCCTCGCGGCCGGTGGCGGTGGAGGCGGCGGCGGCTTAGCGGGATTGCTCGGCGGCGGCGCGTCGTCGCTGCGGCAGGATCCAACGCGAGCCCTGCGTATGCAGGCGCTGGCCGCTCAGGCCCAGCCAACTCAGCCCGCGTTCAACACGAACGGCCTGTCTCAAGATGAGATTCAGCGGCGCAATAACATGCTCGGACTGTTCTTGGCGGAATCGCCAAACACGGGCACGTACGTCGGCGACAAGGAGAAGGCGGCGCTATCGCAGCTGCTGGCCTCTGGCCAATCGCAATACAACCCGTCGCAAGTGGGTGCGGCGTTGATTGATCGCACGCCACGGCAGCCGATCTTCTACAGTAATGGCGACGGTTACGGACCATCGTACGATCGCCCAGTCGGCGGAACGAACCTCAGCTATGCCGCAAGATTCAATCGCAATCCTCCCGGCCAAAACGTCGATCGCAGCGGACGGTTTGCAATCTCTGGACCTGAAACGCCAGTGAATTACCGCCCTACCGGCTACGGTCCAATGACAGCGCCGCTCGCATTTGGCGGGCTTATTCCGTACGCGACGCGTGCTGCCAGTCCGTTCCTGAATTCCTTCCGCAACTATCTTGGGTTGTAAATGGCCATTGTCGTCAGACACGACCAGCCGCAAACGGCGCTCGACGCCTTGGCGGCCCTGTGGATTCAAAAGCAGCAGCAAGCTGCGGCCGAACAAGCTCCGGCGCTGACGAATTCGCGCGACGCGATTCTTCAAGCTGTCGCTCCGGCCTTGCAGCAGCGCATCAGCGGCCGGCAGCCAATTGCACCGGGCCAAGAGCCTCAGCCGACCTATCGGCCTGACGGCATGGCCCAGTCCTACCGTCGGTTTTCTGACGGCGGCGGAGACGTCGGTGCTAGCTCACTCAACCGCTCTTTGCTCGGCGGCCAGATTCAAAGCGCCCTCACCGACCAGCGGTATCAAAATCAAGATGCGCTAGCGCAGGAGCGCTATCAGCAGCAGGCCCAGCTGCAGAACGACCGGCTAGCGCATCAATTACAAGAGCAGTCGATTCGCGAAGCGGACATGATGGGCCGGCAATTCGCCGACGATCTGCCGAATTGGATCGGGCAGGGCTTGGCCAGCCAGAAACTGCGATACAGTCCAGCGCAGCAGCGCGAACGCCAAGAGCTATTCGACTCAATCGACAAAATTAGTTCGGACGATCGCTTCACGCCCGAGCAGCGAGCCTCCTTCGTCGCCCGTCAGCGGGAGCGTATTCGCGCGATTGACATGGCGCCGCAAGAAGTGCCGCCGAACGAATGGCCGCAGTCGCCCGAGGAACAAGCTCAGCAGATTTCCTGGGACGAAACGGATCCGACCAGCGGCCTCACCGTGCGGAAATATCTTGGTTCGCGCAACGGCACTCCTCAGCCGGAACTCGACCCGGTATCGAAAGCGCACCTCGACGATTGGGCGGACGAACGGAAGTACCAGCGGCAGTTGCAGCTCAAACAGTTTGAGCTGGCTCACAAGCCGGACGATTCGGGCAAAGAAGCGGCCCGCGTGCGTTCCGAGCAAATGCGTTTGCAGCGGTACAAGGACACCAAGATTCGCGACTACAACAAGGCCGTAGATGAATACAAAAAGGCGATGGACGATCTGACGACCTTGAACACGTATTCCGGCGGGATGTTCAACCAGAAGGTAGGCAAGGCATACGATGCACATGGATACGAGATAACCAGCGAAGACGCTAAGCGTAGCGCTGACCGTGCCTTGGCGGAAATCAACCGACTGCAACAAGATATTTCCGACATTGACCGTCAGACTTCTGAACTCCATGCGCACGACGTATCGACGATGGGTGGTGCGGGACCGTGGCAAACCTTTGACGGCGCGGTACAGAATTCGGCATCGCCCGATCTATCGCAGGCAGCACCGCTAGGCGAACCACCGCCAGCGGAACAACCGCAGCCAGCGGACACCGGACCACGAATGATAAACGGCCGCGTGGTCGTTGACAGCGATGAAGAAGCCCGAGCCTTGAACCTTCAACCGGGAACGCCCGTGATTACTTCTCAGGGCCGTACCGCAATCTGGCAGCCATAACATGCCTTTCATCTGGGACGACGAACAACAAGGCGGCGTCGCAGCGCCGCCTGTTTCATTGCCACAGCCACCGCAGCAACCCACGACCAACGGGTTTGTCTGGGACGATCAGCAGCCGCAGCTGCAAGTCCCCGAGCCCCTCGTGGCCGACCCGACGTTTGGCGGGCGGTACGTGGCTTCGCAGCCGTCGCCGGACCAACGAGCGCTGATGGTTCAGGATGGCCGTGTGGATCCGCTCGGCTTGGCGATGAACCCAGTAGGCCTCAGTGCGCTTTCGCTGCCGACGCTCCCGGCAGACAACGAACTCGCCACGAAGATCTGGAAGTCCAGCGGCAAGACGTGGCGGGAAATGACGGATGCCGAACGCCGGCAAGCCGTCGAAATGGACACGATCGATCAGGCCGAGACGCCCGAAGCCAAGCAGCGGCTCATTCGCGACAGCGTGGCGCGCGATCAGGAATTGCAGCCGGGATACAAGATCGACCAATCCAAGCTGCCCCCGAAGCCGGCTGGTACGCCCGTCCCGATTCCGCAGCAAGTGCTCGACGCCACGTTCGACCAAATCCAGAGCCTGCCAGACAGTCCCGAAAAGGATCGGTTGATTCAGGCCCACGCGACCGGTCAGCAATTGTCGGCACAGGCCCGAACTGATATTGCGGCAGCCGAAGCACGCGGCCTGTCGACGGTCCAGAACGAGGCAGCGCAGTCGCCCCGGATGCAGGCGCTTTCGAACCTGGGCGGGCAGAACATTGGCGGCGACGTGGCCCGCGGCGTCTTGCTCGGCCTCACGGGCGTGGGAAATACGGTCACGAATGTACTTCTGCGGACGGCCGACAAAGCTCGCCGCCGGCTTGCGGCCGGTGAAGATGGCACGCAGCCGGTCGGCCAAGGAGTCTTTGGCGACGCAGACAGCTATGTGAATCGCCGGAACGACGCCCTCGAGTTTGGCCGGCAGGTGATGTCCGCCAATCAGGGCGAGCGGAGCATATTTCCGGCAGAGATGGTTCAAGGCGCGTCGGAAACGCTGACCACGATCGGCGCGATGGACGCCTTGGGAATCCCCATCATCCCCGGCTTTGCCGCCCAAATCGCCGACACGACCTACAGCGACGATCGCAAGAAGGGGCTGTCGGAAGACAAGGCGGCCTTCCACGCGGCCGGTACGGCGGCTCTACAGTCCGCCCTGATGCTCATGGCCGGCAGGGCTGGCAAGGAACTAGGCCTTATCCCCCGCGAAGAACTGATGTCGCCAGCGATGGCGAAGGCGGCTCAGGACGTGTTCACGAAGGAGGGGCTGGGGACAGCCACCAAGAATATCCTCTTTCAAGGGGGTGAAGGTGCGGCAATCCACATCGCTCAAAGTGCCTTCGACGCGGCGACTGGCGCCCGGCCGGACGCCCTCGACCCGGAGAATCTGTGGCCGGAAGCCGGCAAGGCCGGATTTGACTGGGCGGCTCTCGGCGTGCTCGGCACGGCCGGCCATGCGGGGCCGGAAGCTGTCCGCTCGGCCTGGGCGCGAGCGCTCAACAAACTGCCGGGTGCAATGTCGCGAGCCCATGCCGCTGAGCAGCGGTTAATCGACCAGCTTGCCAGCAATCGGGCAATCAGCCGCCGCGACCTAGAAGCGGTCGGCGTTAGCACGCGGGGGTATAAGCCGAGCGAGTACAACGCCCTGGCCGAGCAGTACGTCCGCGACCAACTGATGCCGCGTGAGGAACAAGCAGCTCGGCAGCAAGTCACCGATCAAATCCCGGCTGCGATGATGCGATTTACGACGCTCAATCCGCAGATGCCGGGCGGTCCAGAGTCGTTCATCGCTGGACCGGAAGGTGGGGCAGAATCGTTTACGGTCGATCGCAACACAGTGTTACCGGAGGTGCCAAATGCCCAAGGAATTGGAAAACAAGTTGAAGCTGGAAGCGAAGCGCAAGGGGCTCAAGGGCAAGCGAGCGGCGGCGTACGTGTACGGGACGATGCGCAAAACCGGGTGGAAGCCGGGGCAGGACAAGAAGTAGCTCAGCCTTATATGCAAGAAGCGGTGCAGGCGGCCACCAACGCGCTCAATGCAATGAAAGCTAAGTCTGACCCAGAATTCTGGTTCGACTGGAAGGGTGAGTCCGACATAGTTCTGAATGCCGTAGCCCAACAATACGGTGTCGATGCCCAAGCACTGAGGGACATTCTCGGCGATTCCATAAACTCACCGGCTGCGAAGCCAGACCTTGCATCAAGTAGAGCACAGTCGGTACAACCAACGGCTACTGATGCGACTGTCGCACCTACTCAACCCCAGGAGCCATCCAATGGCAGCCAAGAACAAGCCGGCCAAGTCGGCGAAGAAGTCCAGCAAGTCAATGCCGAAGGCCAAGGCCGGCAAAGCGATGCGCAAGGGCAAGAGCTGCTAGGCGGCGCTGTCCCGACGAATCCTCTCGTAACAGAACAACAGCCGGTGGATCAATCGCCGGCTGTTTCTGCGCGCGAGCCCGCCAAAGACTTCGTGGCGTCGCTCGCGAAGCCGAAGAAAGGCGAACGCCCCCGCACACTCACGGCCGACGACTTCGTGCGGCAGGTGCGAGTGGCTGCCACGTCACCGGAAGAAGCCGAGAGCATCATTGCCTTGGCCAGCGCCAACGCGGAGTATCGCAACCAGTCGCTCGATGCGTGGGTAGGCGAGAACATCGCGGGCGTGGAAAAGACGGACGCTAAGAAGTCTGCTTATCTCAAGCAGTTCCCTGATGGGCCGCCGGATGCGCTGGCGCTGGTAGATTCCGACAAGCAAACATCAACCCCCGAATTCAAATCGTGGTTCGGTGATTCAAAGATAGTTGACCGAGACGGTCAGCCTTTGATCGTTTACCACGGAACAAGCTCCGGCGGAGAGTTTGACGTATTTACGCCGCATGAACCACAAGAAGTGTTGCGAGTGGACGGGAAGGAAGTCCCCATTGCCAACTCTTGGGACATGGGGCCTGATTCATCTGGTATGCCAGAGGGGATCCATTACGGAGCCAAGACTGATGCACTCCATATGGGTGCTGAGGCTTACGAATATCGTCTTAAGGAAGCGCGCAGATTTCGCAGCGACGATCAGTTTAGCGACGACACCAAGAGGCACTTAGCAGACCTAAAGCGTCTATCTGGAAGGAAGGTAGAACGGACAATCGAAAGTCGACCAAGTGGCGACGGTACGTGGTTCACCCCAAGCCACGGATACTCATTCATTAGAGACATCGGCAACTATGAGGGAGGCCGAGTTGTTCCAGCATACCTTTCCATCAAAAACCCCGCGATCCTAAATGCCTCAGAGATCGAAGGTGCCGGGCGTTCGTGGCGAATGGAGCAGCTAAAGAAACAGGGTTATGACGGGGCGATATTTGCGTCCGACCTGAACGACATCACAAAGGATGGCTGGAGCGGCGCGACGCAAATTGTCGCGTTCTATCCAGAGCAAATAAAATCGGCGATTGGAAATAGGGGCGAATTCGACCCCAACAATCCAAGTATTCTCGCCCAAAAAGAACGCAAGGTCCGTGGCGAAGTCCAGTTCCTCAAGAACGATGGCCGAGCGATTATCCGCGCGTTCAAGGGCTCGCAGAACGTCGCGACGCTCGCGCACGAACTCGGGCACGTATTCCGCCGCACGTTATTGCCGGAAGACATGCGGATTGCCGAGCGGGCCTTGGGTGTTAAGGAAGGCAATAAGTGGACGCGACCGCAAGAGGAGCGCTTCGCCCGCCACTTCGAGCGCTACCTGCGCGATGGCGTCGCACCTACGAAGAAGCTCGCCACGGTGTTTGAGAAGTTCAAGAACTGGCTCACGACGATCTACCGCAACCTAGCCGGCGGCCCACTCAAGGATGAAATCCCGCCCGAGTTGCGAGGCGTGTTCGATCGGATGCTTGGCGCGACCGATGCGCAGATTGCTGAGCGGAATGGTGGGGATGCGAGCTTTGACTTCGGCGCCAACGAACTCGACACGAATGGCAAGGCGTCACTCAAGGAAGCCGACAAAGGAATCGCCAAGTTGCAGAGGCGCGAAATGATTGGCGATGAGCTCCTGGCGATTTGGAACGAACTCTCAGACCAAGATAAAGTCCTCACGTGGGAGTCGGCAAAACAAACCGCGTCTGATGAAAATTACTACAAGTCATCGCTAAAGAACGAGTTTGACACCTTGTTCAACTCATCCCCGCAGGATGAATTCCAGCAGATTGTTACCAAACAGGGCAAGAAAATAATCCGCAAGGTCAGCAATGCCGACCGTGCTAGCGCCCAGGCCCGGATGGTCGAATACAACGCCGGCGACTCGGCGCAAATACCCGGCTTTGACAAAAAGGTTGCCGGGCTTGACGAACTACCGCTAATGAAGGGGGAGGCGTACGCCCGCGGCAATGGCAGTTTGGAGGTCGGGCTCTTTGATATTTTGCGGGGTGGTGGCAAGCAATTTGACACCACTCCCCCGGAAGACTACCTATTAAACTACCTGGATGAAGAATATGGACGACGCCAAGCGCAAGAAAATCCTGTTGGCGAAGATCGCGGAGCTGCGGACCAAGGGGGTTCCCCTGCAGAAAGCGGTAATGGAAGCGTCGAAGTTCAGCCGGGAGCAGGTGAAGCCGCCGCCGCCCCAGCAGCCCCCTTCGAACTAAGCCGCGAAGGCTCCCCGGACGCCAGCCCGATCGTCGAGGCATATCAGCCCGAGCGTATCGCCGAAGCCGGACCTAGCGAGCGGCAGCCACTCCTCCCCGGCACGCCAGCGGATATGGCGTCCGGCACGCTGGAAGGCCAGCAAGGGTTGTTCCAGGCAGCCGGCGGTACGCCCACGGTCGAGTTCCCTTCCAGCGTCAAGAACGCTTCCACGGCCGCGGATCGCGAAGCGATGGGTCTGCCGCCGCGTCCCGAAGTCGAGCCGCACACTTGGCCGTCCGCCGATCAAGAGGCATTGGCCACACTCTACCGCGACCCGCAAGCTGGCCAGAAGATCGTTGCCGAGCTGCTGCAACAGGAGAAACCGCGACCGCTCAATGACAACGAGACGTTCATTCTCAGCAACCACATCGTACGGCTCAAGAATGAGATTAACGCCATCGCTCGGCAATCGGCCGACGCCGAAGATGCGGGCGACGCCCAAGCGGTGGCTGACCTCAAAGAGCGATATGACGACCTATCGCAGCAGCTATTCGACGCCGACCGTGCGGCCGAATCAACCGGCACGGAGCAGTCGCGCGGCCTCAACGCCCGCAAGGCCCTCAAGAACGCGGACTATTCATTGGCCTCGATGGAGCTGCGCGAGCGGGTGGCACTCGGCCGGCCGCTAACGGAAGACGAGCGGAAGAAGCTGATGGAGCGCGACAGAAAGCGCCGCAGAAAGCTAGCCGAATTTGAAGAAACGGAAACCGAAGCCAAGCAAAAGGCGTTCGAGGAAGCCAGCGACAAGCAGCGGAAACGCTCCCGCGTGGAAAAGAAAAGCGACTGGACACCGGGAGACGTCGACCTCACGCCAGAGTCCGAGCAGCTCGACATCAATCGCACCGTGGAGCAACTGGCCCGCTATTACTTTCGGCAGGGCATTACCGACCGCGAAGAAAACATTATGGCCGTTCATGAGTATCTACAGCCCTACCTTTACGAAGGCTGGACGCTCGACGATGCTCGCGACGCGCTCAGCGGCTACGGCGAAATTCGGCCGCTCAGTGACAAGGCAGAAGACCAATGGTATCGGCAGACTCGCCGCGAGCAGCAGAAGGTGCGCAAGCTGATCGACATGCTGGCCGGCAGGCCGCCGAAGATTACCGGCACGGAGCGCGAGGAGCCGAACCAGGAAAACCGCGACCTCACCAAAACCGTCAATAACTACAAGCGGTTCTATAACATCACTTCCGGCGACGACGCCAGCAATGCCCGCTCAGCGCTCGACGCGGTAAAGACGCGGCTGAACAACGAGATTCGCGACCTTGAAAAACAGATTCGCGAGAAAAACAAGATCATCAAGCGGAAGAATGACATCCAATACGACACGGAAGCGAACGACCTCAAGGCCAAGCGGGATGCGCTCAAGGCCCAGTTCGACGAAATCTTCGGCAAGCCGGAAATGACGGACGCCAAACGGATGGAACTGGCCATGAAAGCGATGGAGCGCAACATGGCCGAGATTGACCGACGCATCAAGGAACGGGATTTCACGGTCAGCACGCCGCGAGTGTTCGACAGTCCCGAGTACCGGGCGCTCAAAACCAAGCAAGATGCCATGCGGGCGGAGTACGAAAACCTCCGCGAGTACGACCCGCAATACATGGAGCAGCAGCGGCAGAAACGACTGGCCGCGGTGGAAGCCCGAATTGCCGACTACGAACAGCAGATTGCCACCGGCAACTTCGCTACACCGGCAGCTCGGAAAGCAGTCGACCTCGACTTGCAGGCCGCTCAGGAAGTCCGCGACGCACTCCGCAAGCGCCGCAATGAAGTGCGGAAGACGGACCCGGAATGGATGCGGCAGCAACAGTTGAAGGAAGCCCGTCGGCTGGAAGTGCGATTACTCAAGCGGGCTGAACGTCTGGCCGACCGGATGGGCCGCCAAGACTATACCAGCAAGCCAGCCGAGCGTCAGCATGGGCCGTTGGATGAAAAGCTCTCGCGGCTGTACGACGAACTCAACAAGATGCAGCGCGAGTTTGACGACCACGTGTACGACGTGAATTTGCGGGGCACGCTGCAGGCGCGAATCGCCGACAAGAAACGCCAGATGGACACGAAGGTGTTTGTCGATCGACCGCAGCGTGAGGCCCGGCCAATCTCGCCAGAAACAAAGCTGCTGGCGGCGCAAGCCAAGGTCATCGACAAGGCGTACGAACGCGAACGGCAGCAGTACGAACGGACGGTGATCGGCCACCTGTGGGACGCCACGAACCTCATGCGGTTATTCCAGACCACCGGCGAGTATTCGCCCGTGCTCTTGCAGGGTGGCAAAGAAGCTGCTGCGTCACTCGGCGGCTTGGCAGTAGGCGACGTGACGACCGGCAAAGATTTCGGCACGGCGGTTCTCCGTGGCTTCAAGGCGTTCGCGAGCCCCGAGTATGCCAAGGCCCATGACAAGGCACTCTTTGAGAATCCGCGACTGCCATTGTGGATGGACGCCGGACTGCGGCTCATCCTCGAAGGTGAGCACATCACGCCGTCCGAAGAATTGGAATACTCAAAGAAGCTGCTCAACCATATCCCGATCGCTCGGAAGATCATTCCGCGTTTCGAAGACATGGCCCGCGTGTTCTACAACGACATGCGGACCAGTGCGTTTGATGCGATGACAATAATGAAGCCCGATGCGACGCCCGAGCAACTGCACGCCTTGGCTCGATTCGCGAACGTCTCGACCGGCTACAGCACGTTGGGTTCGCAAGGTGAAGCGGCTGCCAAAGCTGCGAGTGTGTTCTTGTTCTCGCCGCGTAACCTAGCAGCGAACTTCCGCTACGCAATCTTTGAACCAGTGATGCGTGGTGACGCCAAGGGCGTGCGTACAATCATTCTGAAAAAGTACGCGAAGACGCTTATCGGTGTCGCCGTCGCCTTTGGGCTCGCCAAACTAGGTGGGGCTGATATTTCTCTCGATCCTTCGTCGCCCGATTTCTTGAAATGGAAGTTTGGCAACACGCGACTTAATCCGCTGGCTGGTCTGCAGCAGCTATTCGTCATGGGCTATCGCTCGGCGACTGGCAAAACAACGTCGTCCGATGGCAACGCACGCAACACCGACGCCTATAGCGTCCACGCGCAGTTCTTGCGTGGGAAGCTAGCGCCCCAGCTGGCGCTCGGTTACGACCTGCTAGCCGGCAAGAACGTCGTTGGCGAGCCCGTGAACTTCGATCTAACCGGCGACCATTTCCCCTACGTGCTGCCGAATCTGCTGGATCGGATCACGCCGATGACTTACTCCGATGTGGTAAAGGCGATTCAGGAGCAAGGCGTCCCTCGTGGTTCGGCCATCGGCATTGCAGCCCTGTTTGGTATGCCGACGCAAACCTATCAGCCCAAGCAACATCCCGGCTCGCCGAGAAACCGCGCGCCACGTGAGCGCAGACCGAAACGCTAGAATTCACCGAGAAATACCACACAAGTAGGGTAAACCCTACTCTGTTGCGGTAGGGTTTTCCCCGACATAAAATCGGCAAATCTGTCTTGCTGAACAACAATCTGACGTGGTACAACGCCCCACGTTCGCTTGGGAGCGGATCCAACGAGAAAGCCAAGCGGTGCGATTGGTCCAGCTGCTCCCAAGCGCCGGCATGAAAATGCCAAGGATCGATCGCACCGCTTAGCTTTGGGAGGCCGAGGATGGAAACCGGCGAACGCTATCGCAAACAAATCTCTGAGTTGCGTTCAACGCTCCGTGAGGTAGGAAGTGGCCGCAAAGCCACACGTTTGCGCGGCAGGATTAGCCGCCTCTGTGCATTGGCCGTCGCCGACTATCAGGCCGGCTGCCGCAAGACTCCGAAGATTCGGCGGCAGATGAATGCGGTATTGCGGCTTCAGCGGAACGACCGGATTCTCGAAAGCCGAGACTCGGTCGCTTTCAAGCAACGACTTGCGCGGCGGAAGGAGGCGCGACATGAAGCGAATAAACGACGGGCTGAACTTATTGGTGCTACGCAAGGGGAATGAGCGGATCGTTTACCGCTTCGAGGATTGGCAATGGATGGAGGTCGCGGGTCTTATCTCAGGACACTTGCTCAGGGATAGGATCACTCAGCACGATGCGAACGAACTTCTCGATAAACTCTGTGCCGAATTCGCTGGCAAGTAAGCTGGTTATCCGCTTTATGATTCGCAGCGATTTGCCGGAAGTCGTGGCGATTGAGCAACAGGTCTTCGACTTTCCGTGGACTGAGAAGGAATTTATCGAGACGCTGCGATCGCGAAATTCCATCGGCATGGTGGTCGAACACAGTCAGTCTCGGCGCGTGCTCGGATTCTGCGTTTACGAACTTGCCAAGAACACGATCGAAATTATGACGCTGGCCGTGATGGTGGAATGGCAGCGGAAGGGAGTCGGCGCGCTGATCGTCGAACAGTTGATTGCCAAGCTCTCGCCAGAACGGCGGACTCGCATCTTGGCGTGCGTGCGCGAGTGGAATCTTGGCGCGCACTTGTTCTTTGCCCGGCAGGGATTCAAGGCGACTGGCGTGCTGCGGGACTATTACGACGACAGCGACGAAGACGCCTATGCGTTTATGTATCGGCTCGGGGAGCAATGCAGAGGGAAGTGAGTCATGGACACGACGATCGAACCATGCGACGCGGCGCTGCGGACAAGACTGTTTTCGTTCCAGCGATCACAGGCGCTAGTCTCACTGGCGGAAGTCGAGAAACGGCATGTGTTGCTGGTGCTGGAAGTTTGCGGCGGTAATCGCACCACGGCGGCGGAGGTGCTGAGCATTTCGATTAGGACACTCCAACGCAAACTGAAGCGCTGGGGATTGCAGGAGAACCATGCGAACAGGAGTGGGGCCTCGTCGCCGATGGAACGGCACGTATAGACGGACCTGTGGCGACGGCGAGGCCCCCAACTTTTAAGGAGTGTTTAATGCCCAAGGATGTTCACGGAAATAATCACACTGGCTTGGTTCTGCAGCGGAAGAAGGGCGAGTGCATTCGCATCGGCCATGACATCACGATCACGGTGGTTGAATTCCGCGACAAGACTAAGGTGCGGCTGCTGATCGAAGCGCCGCGAGACGTGCCGGTACATAGGGAAGAAGTTTACCGACGTATCCATGACGCAAACTGATACATATAACCGTCGCGTTAAACACGGGATGGCCAACACACCCGAACATGTGGCTTGGAAGCACATGAAGGATCGCTGCTACAACCCGCGCAGCCAGCGATACGATCGTTACGGAGCCAGAGGCATTCGCGTTTGTGAAAGGTGGCGCAGGTCATTTGTGAAATTCTACGAGGACTTGGGGCCTCGACCGTCGCCGGCACATTCATTGGAGCGTTTGGACAACGACGGCAACTACGAGCCGAGCAACGTCATGTGGGCGCTGCGTGATCGTCAAAACAACAACAAGTCAACGTCACGGTTTATTGAGTTTCGCGGCGAGAGACTTACGTTGACGCAATGGGCCAATCGGCTCGGCATTGGGACGAAAACCATTGAACATCGGATTAATATTGGTTGGCCGATAGAACTAGCGCTGTCTCTGCCGGTTTCTCGGAATCAAAGGGTGATTCTCACGGCTAGGAACCATCTACTTGATTTCAATGGTGAGTCGCTAACCATCGCCGAATGGTCGCGCAGAACCGGCCTGTCGGCAAACATAATCGCTAAGCGCATCTCGTCGGGATGGAGTTCCGAACTTGCCTTGACTACACCGCCACGCATGTACGTTTTACGGAGTAAAAAATGAGCGCAGTAGCTAATCGTAAACCGCCCATCCTGGGGCCGAAACAGAGAACGGACGAATGGTACTCTTTGCGACTATACGACCCGGATCGCACAGAGCGGCCGGTCATGTTTGGTGGCTCGGAAGCCTCGATGGTCATGGAGAATCCGCTCGAACTTTTCCTGATTAAGTCGCGCCGCAAAGCGCCACCGGAAGTCACCGAAGACATGGAAGTTGGGGCTCTCATGGAGCCGGTGGTAATCGAAATGCACCGCCGCCGTGCGGGCATCGAGATTGAAACGGACATCAGCATTGGCTTCCACCCCGAGCACAGTTTCATGGCGGCCAGCCCTGACGGCATCGCCAGCGACGGCGACTTGGAGTGGGGTGTCGATGCGAAGACTTCGACCGACCGCATGTTCCAGCGCGAGTCGCTCGACGCCTACAAGTACGGCCAAGAGGGCACGGACAACGTACCAGTATGGGTCCTCTGGCAGATGCTTCAGACGTGCGAAGTCTGGAACTTCCCGTACATCGACGTTCCTGTTTTGTTCGGCAGGAAATATCGCGCCTATCGCGTGTTTCCAGACTCCACCCTCATTGAAACGCTCGTCGCCGCCGAGAAGGAACTCGCCGAGCGGATCATCAATGACGACCCGCCGCCGCCGACGTGGAGCCATCCCCGTACGCGCGAGTGTTTGCAGGCCCTTTACGGCATGGAGAAGGGGCTCGTGCATCCTCTTTCGGATATGAACTTTTCCCGCTGGTGCTCTGTGGCACGGCGCAAGAACGAAATCAAGATACTGGAAGAAGCCAATGTCGCGGACATTAATCAGATTCTCGCGGAAATGGGTCCGGCAGAATACGCGGCGCTGCCGCACGAGTCGGCGTATCTCAAGCGGATTCAAGTTCGCGATTCGTTATGGACGGATGCGGACGTGGAACTGGCGCGGACAAGCCTCGGCACGGTAAAGCGGGCAGGGCACGTGCGGCTGCAACAGGTCAAGAACGTGAAGGGCTGAGACGTGGGTGAGAACAGCAAAATCGAATGGACCGACCGCACGTTTAACCCGTGGATGGGCTGCACCAAGGTCGCGGCCGGCTGCGCGAATTGCTACGCCGAGCGGGATATGGACAAGCACTATCACAAGGTGCAATGGGGGCCGCACGGCACACGCGTCAAAACGAGCGAAGCCAACTGGCGCAAGCCGCTCAAGTGGAACCGCGAGGCCGAAGCGGCGGGAGAACGCAAGCGGGTGTTTTGCGCATCGCTCGCCGACGTGTTCGAGGATTGGCAGGGGGCTATTCATACGTCCGGTGGGCAAGTCGTAGGCCACCGTTTCGCAAACGAGTTCGTGGCGGCCGTCAATGAGTTTGTGCCTGCAACGATGGACGACCTGCGCCGCGACCTGTTCGCGCTGATCGACGCGACGCCGTGGCTCGATTGGCTGCTGCTCACGAAGCGGCCCGAGAATATTCGGCGGATGATTCATGCAAATCCAGCACATCGAATTTGGAAGATGCGACCCGAAGACCACGGCCCACGCAATCCGTTCTATCGCGGCAATGTCTGGCTGCTCACGAGTGTCGCCGAGCAGTGCGACGCCGATCGCAACGTGCCCGAGCTCTTGAAGTGCCGCGACCTGGTGCCCGTGCTCGGCGTGAGTGCCGAGCCGCTGGTGGGGCCGATCAACTTTGAAACGATGACGACCGATCCGCCGAACAGCGGATTCGCGCTGACGGATGGATTCGGACGATTCGACGGTGAACCGCCGAGCCTGATCGACTGGGTGATCGCCGGCGGCGAGAGTGGACCGAACGCGCGGCCGATGCACCCCGAATGGGCGCGCTCACTTCGCGACCAGTGCCAGGCGGCCGGCGTGGCGTTTCACTACAAGCAATGGGGCGAGTGGGCGCCGTGTGAGTTTGGCGCCGGCGAGCGACACGATCCGCCGCCGAGCGAGCTGTCGCATTATTTAGATTCGCCGCCGTACAAAGTTTGGCGGTTCGGCAAGAAAGCGGCCGGGCGGCTGCTCGACGGCCGCGAGTGGAATGAGTACCCGGTGCTGCAGAGCACAGAACATTAGGAGCAGATATGTCAACGCAACTACAAGCCCAAGAAAAAGGTACGGTGCGTGCATGGGCCACGCACCCAGAAGCCCGCAAGAACATCACCGACAACCTCGGCGGCTGGATGGACGGCGACGCCTTCATCGCCCAACTACTCACGTCGCTGTCGCACGACAACATCCGGCCTTGCACGGAAGAAAGCAAGTTCCGAGCGCTGCAAACGTGCGCCGCCCTGGGGATGCTGCCGTCAATGCAGCACGTCGCGTTGATTCCACGGAAGAATCGCGACAAGGGGATCAGCGAAGTGACGGTCATGCCTCAGTGGCAGGGACTCAAGGCGCTGATGGAACGCCACCCGGACATTGAGGAAGTCGATGCGCACCTCGTTCATGTGACGGATCGGCTGACGTACAACTCGACCTCGCGGCAAGTCGAGGACCATGCTTACAACCCGTTCGACCCGGCCCGCAAGATGGACAAGGTGGAGGATATCCTGGGCGGGTATCTCGAAGTCCGTTATCGCGATCATAACCGGCCAGCCAAGTTCCACTTCGTCACCGCCGAGCAGATTAAGAAGGCCCGGAATTGTGCTCAGACTCAGGATGTGTGGAACAAGTGGTTCCGCGAAATGGCCTTGAAGACGATCTATCGAAACGCCTACGCACGGCGCGTGGTGTCGATCGACCCGTTGGTGGCGCGCCAGTTTGAGAAGGCGAACGAAATCGACGACGCCGAATTGGGCAACGACCCAGCTCGCGTTGCGAGCGCAGCCGTGGTGCAACAGGCTCCGGCTCCGCAGCTCTCGCGGACACAGCAGTTGGCTCAGCAGTTCTCGCAGCCGCCAGAAGTGCATGGCGATTCGCTTGACGTTGCGGCCGGCACTGTGATCGACCAGCCGAAGAAGCCTGCAAAGAAGAAGGCCGCCAAGGATGAGCCCGTCGAAGACGACGCATCATCGGTCATGCCTCCGCCGGCGTACCCGGAATACTTCGACGCCTACGTTGTGGATCTGCGGACTGCCAAGAACTCCACGCAAGTCATGGCCGCGTGGAACGCTCACGTCTCGCACAACGAGGAGCTGCTCAAGGACGATCGAGCGATTGGCGACAAGCTACGCGACTGGCGGCTCGAGCAATTGGGCGTCGCACCGAAGGGCGGAAAGTTGTTTGAGGATTCACCGAGATACGAATGAGAGCCAAGCCACTACCACCTGCTGAATTCTGCCGCCGGCCCATCGACGCCACCGATGACGATGTGCGACAGGGGCGTTACATAATCCCCTTTAAGAAGGAGCAGTTGCGTGTTATCGCGAGCGATGGCAAGGACTGGCTAGAAATCTACGACCCTCCGGTTTGGGAACACGTCAGCGTTTCCTTGCCGCACCGATTCCGCTTCCGCCGCCATCGACTGTGGGGCCTACTGACAAGGTAATCAGTATATGACAGAGCCAGAAAAATTCGACTGCTGGGCAATTGTCGAGGTCATGGGGCATAGCAAATATGCCGGGCGAGTCACCGAGCAAGCCATTGGCGGATGCGCGTTTGTGCGGGTGGACGTTCCGGCACATGAAGACCATCCAGAGTTTACGAAACTGCTGGGGCAGTCATCGATATTCGCCATTACTCCCGTCACAGAAGATATTGCCCGCGGAATGGCGAAGCAGCTCCGCAATAAGCCAGTGAGCGTGTACGACTTGCCGAGTGCAGCAACGCAACGGCAGCTATCAATGTCGCCAATTATCGACGAAGACGAAGACTTCGACGACGATCCCAGCGAAATTTTCTAATTCCAGTATCTAGGAGCAATCGGCATGTCGCACGAAATAACAATTAAGGAAATCGGACCAGTCGAACACCTCAGCTTTAGGCTGTCGGATTACGGTGTCACGGTACTCAGTGGGCCAAATGGCTGCGGTAAGTCATCGGTGCTCAGTGCAATTCAGCACGCGGCCATCGGCAAGGGCAAGCTGCCCCTTCGTGACGGCGCCCGTCGTGGCAGTGTAGACGCCTGCGGAGCGGTGATTTCCGTCGCCGCGACCACGCGGTATCAGGGCGAATTCCAGGTGCAGAACTTGGAGTCTCGGTTGCCACTGTCGGAACTCGTCGACCCCAAGATGAAGTCGCCAGAGGCGTGCGACAAGCAGCGCATCAAGGCACTCGTCGCTCTAACTGGCGTCGAGGCCAATCGCTCGCTATTCACGTCTGACCCGATCTTCGCCGACTTCGGCAGCGTGGTCAGCGATGAATCCACGGCGACCACGGACCTCGTGGAAATGGCAGCTCGCGTGAAACGCGACTACGAAGCCAAGGCTCGCGAGTCCGAGAAGGAAGCCGATCGGGAAGAAGGCCACGCCCGCGGCTTAGAGGAGGCCAGCGAGTCGGTTGATATGGATGCCGAGTCGGACGCCGACCAGTTACAGGCGGAATACAACGAAGCTCGCGATTGGTTGACGACGCTGGAAACGCAGATCGAACAGGCCGCCGAATTTAACACACGCAGAGAAGCGGCGACTGTGGAACTCGACAAGCTCATTTCCGAGTATCAGGGCAAAGATGCCAGCGAAGCGGCGGCGGTCTACAGCGTGATGGTCGGCCGGGTGGATGCTCAGCAGAAGCTAGTTGCGGAGCTGCGCGAGCGGTTGGCCGCCGAACAAGCGACGCTCGAAAACCTGATGAACCTGTCAAACGAAGCCCAGATTCAGCGCCAACGTGCGTTCGAACATGACGCTGCCATTCGCACGCTGCGCGAAACGATCGACAGCATGGCGATGACCACGGTGGACAACAGTGAGTACAAGGCCGCCCAAGCCAAGCTGCAGGCCGCGACGGCTGCGATGGAGCTGGGGGTCAAGATCCGCGACGCCCAGCGGAAGATTAACCAGTCGCTCATGCACAAGGAACTGGCGGCCTCTGCACGCGGCAAGGCCGAGCGACTGCGCGCCGCTGCCAAGGCGGTCGATGAGGTGTTAAGCGACGCCATCAAGTGCGACGTGCTGCGAGTGGAAATCTGGGAAGGGAACGCCCGTCTGGTCACGGACCATCCGATTCGCGGGAAGGGTGTGGAATTCCATCAGCTCTCAGAAGGTGAGCGTTGGAAGCTGGCTATCGACCTGGGCGTGGAGCGCGTCGGGGAGGGTGGCTTGTTGGTAATCCCACAAGATGCGTTCGAGGCCATTGACGTGTTCAACCGCAAGGTGATTCACGAATACGCTGTCGAGAAAAAGTGTTACATCCTGACCGCTGAGGCGACGCGCGACGAAGCGGAAGGGCGGGAACTCAAGGCCAAAGAGTTTGCGTTGGAGGCGTGATGAAGTTCAAGGTGACATTGAAAGACCCTGACGGCGTTTACGAGTCCATTGAGGACGCGGCTAAGAGCGCGGCCAATGAGGTTGCTGGCGTGCTCGAACTTGATGACGAAGATCGGGCGTCGTTCGTGGAGCGGAAAACAGAGAAGCTCAAAAAACTGTGTTCGAAGTGGTTTGAGTACGGAGAGTATTTGACCGTGGAAATCGACACGGAAGCAGAGACGTGCGTGGTGGTGCCGCAATGAACGAACTTAAAGCAGCCGTTCGCGAGCAGCGGGACGAGATTGAACGCATTGCGGGTCTAGTGCGGGCGGGCATCCCGCTCTGGGCAGCGATGGAACGAGCGTGGGAAATCTATCGCAAACGGAAAGCGCGAGCAGAACTATCGGAATTGCGGCGGAAAGATTCCAACGATGGGCCAAGTGATAACAATTCGCGACTGGGACGATCACTTCGAGAAGGCACAGACACGTAAGATCGAGGGGCCGCTGTCGTGGGTGGCGATACCGACCAAGCACGACGGCAAGAGCTTTCGGCGCCTGATGGCGCACGACAACGGCCCGGCGTTTTACGGAGTATGGGTACTTCTGGTGCAAGTTGCTGCGAAGCAAAAGCGCCGCGGAGTGCTGGCCGACGACGACGGACCACTGACGGCAACTGATATACATTTAAAGACTGGTTTACCTAAAAATCTTGTGGAGGAAGCAGTTAAAGTATTGTGCAGTAAGGACATTGGTTGGGTAGTGGTAGCAGAGTGGGAGCACAGTGGTAGCGTAGTGGCGCTACAGGACAGGACAGGACAGGACAGTACAGAACAAGACAGGACAGAACAGAACAGGACAAGACAGAGTGCGCCGCCTGCGGGCGGCTTTCCGCCAGAGCTCGTTGAGCTGATCGGCTGGTGGAATGACCTACGGGGAAAGTCACTTGTCCAGGCCGGGGTCTCTGCCGATCCCCCAAGCGAAGCGGTGCGAAAGGGCTGGGAGCGAGTACAGCGTTCGGCACTCCTGCGGGAGAAACTTGCGAACAAAGAAAAGCTAACCTCAGCAATTAGGGCTGCTTCGCTCTGCCGAGAAGGATGGTTTCGTTTGGAAAAGCTGCTGGGCGGCAAGAATCGCGATGGCGAGTACATCGTGGTCAAGCTGCTCGACGGCGGGTATGCCGACCAGGAAACCGGCAACGACGATCCGCGCAACACGGCGCGGTCGTTGAATGCGTTTTTGGCGCGAGGTGGCTGATGAGCGAATCCCTGAAACGTCGCGTCGAGGGCAGCTTGTACGCCGTGCAATTGCTGTCGCTGATTCCCAGTTGCGACTTGGAAGACGCCGACTACATGGACGGTCTGGTGGAGCGCATGATCCGCGATGGTTCGCACGCGGAAATCGAGGACGCGGCGGAAGCCAAGCCCGAGCCGATTGCCCGCTTGGGTGCGACTGTGATGCCGTTCGGCGCTCACGCGGGGAAGACGTTTGACGAAACGCCGCGTGCGTACTTGGACTGGCTGTGCAGTTCGCAGGAAAGTTTTTACAAGTCGCTAAGAAACTATTTACGACATCCCGAGTTAGAGAGCCGCAGAGGCTCAGAAAGGTAGCTATGGTTCGTGGAAAATTCAAACTGGACGTAATCACCAAATACGCCTGCGGAACAAAGTGTTTTAATTTCAACGCTGTTAGCCCCGCCGATGGCGAAATTGAAGAAAACGCGAAGTATCACAAGTACACGCCAAGCGGCAAAGTCGAAATGGTTATCGACAATCCAGCCGCGCAAATGCAGTTTGCGTTGGGCGAGTATTACTATCTCGACTTCACGCCATGCGTGGCAACGAAATAAACATGAGCGTTGAGATTATCCAAGGTGACGCCCTAGAAGTGCTGCGCGGGATGGACGCGGAGAGCGTGCATTGCTGAAGCTGGCCAAGCGGCGAATTCAACAACGGAGCCTGTTGACGCGAGGGAGCGATGGCTAGTCGCAAACAAGTTGGCCTCGTCGTGGCGATGCTGGCCGAAGCGTTCGGCCGGAAGACTACGCCGGCGCTGTTCGAAGCGTACCAGATCGCACTAGGCGACGTGTCCGACGACGCGGTAGGAACTGCCGGCAAGTCCGCTCTGTGTGGGACTGGCGGCTTCATGCCGACGCCTGGGCAGTTGCGTGAGCTGGCCCTGACGGACGGCCGCGGGATGGGCTCGCGAGTGGACGAAGCCTGGGAAACGCTCAACAAGGCGATCGATCGATTCGGCAGCACCAAGAGCGTGAACTTCCGCGACGGGCTCATCAACGCCACGGTGCGAACGCTGGGCGGCTGGGAGTACATCTGCCAGCGCCCGGTCGAGGAGTTTGCGAAGTGGGTCAAGCGCGACTTCACCGCGACCTACACGCGGCTGATGCAATCCGGTTGTTCTTTGGATTCGACGCGATACCTGCCCGGCGCCGTCGAGCGTGAGAACGCGGTTTGGGTTGGCAAGCCCTACGGCAACGGCGAGAAGCTGTATCAGCATCCATCGCCAGAGGATGTTCCTGCTCCGTACACGCCGCTGATCGAAGCGCCGCCGGCAGCGCAGCAGCTAACGCAACGGCCGGCCGAGTTGCCGAAGTTGGATATCAAGAAGCCATGAGCGTTCACATCTACGCACCGACGTATTGCGCAGCACGCAGCGTACATCACTGCAACACCTGCAAGCGCCGACGCCGCATTGTGGTGTTGTATTACGAGTGGCACGAACCGCTAGCCTATTGCACGGCCTGTGGTGAGATGCCGAACGACTCGGCGCGACGATTCAAAAAGGTCACGTTTGCACGCGAGCGGAAGATCGCCAAGGCGAGGAGCCTTTACGAATCCGCTACGAGCATCGACGAAGTGATGCGGCGGCTCACTGAGGATTTGGCATGAACCAGCAGCTCGTCATCCACGTCCCCGCCGTCCCAATGTTCACGGAGGTTACGCATGGCTAAAAAAGGTGCGGGCGGGGTTGAGGAAGTTGAACGAATACTTTTGGTACGAAGGGCGGCCGAATCCGCCGGAGCGGTTTAGTGTGGCGGACTTGATTGAGGAGTTGCGAAATGGGTTTGGCGGTTAGTTTTGACTCACCCGGAGACGACATCCCAGTATCGTGGACTGTTGTTGCCGATCACTTCTCTGGAGCTTCGGTATTCCTCTACGGATTCGCCCGGAAGGCGGACGCCATAATTGCGACCAAGGCCATGCAACAACTTGAAATTGACTGGGACGCATCGCCCGAGATTATCAAAAAACAGTGGGATAGTTACGGCGGACGTGATGCCGTGATGAAGTACGTTTGCGAACGACTGCAATGGTAAGGAACTGCAAGGATGACTAACAAACCGGCATAGCTCAACAATAAAGAAGCACGCTCTCGGCAATGGGCGTGGGGATAAAGAGCAGATGATTGCCGCCGCCGCTGCGAAGTGGCTAGTGAAGATTGAAGACGACAACCACGCCGACGAGGACCGTAAATGAAAATCGACTTATTCTATCGACGAGCTGCGATATGCAATACGAGCACTATGGGAAATGATAACATAACCGAGTAGGCCCAACCCGCCCAGAATGGACGTGGCGAGACAAACGCGGAGTCTGTTACACGGACAAAGGTACGTACTACCCCAACGGCGATTACTGCGACGAAGACCTCATCGCCCGCAAACCCAAGGAGAGTGAAATGAGTCAGGTAGTGATGGACCGAATGGATTTGAAGTGCTACAGGTGCGGTGAGTGGCCGTGTGTTTGCCGGGATGGCATCACGCTGATTCACGGCGATTGCCGGGAAGTGCTGCCGCTGTTACCCAAGGTTGATTTAGTCCTGACCGACCCGCCCTATGGCGTGTCGTATGTAACCGCCAGGCGGTTACATACGGATAAGCTTCGCGTCCCGGTGGCTAACGACGAATCGCTGGAAGTTGTTTCCGAGGCGTGGCCGCTTGCGATGGACCGCCTGAACGATGATAGGCACTGGTACGCCTTTGCATCGCCCAGGCGGCTTATGGTGGCGGACTTTGCATTCCCCGACTTCAAGCACGTAATCGCATGGGATAAGGGCGACCGTGGCACGGTGGGCGACTTAGAGTGCGGATTCGGCGAAGCGTGGGAGGCAATCATCTACGGGATGAAGGGGCGTCGTCCGTTAAACGGCAAGCGACCCCGCACCGTTATTCGGTACGACTGGTCCGCAACGATGGACCCAGTGCACCCAACTGTGAAGCCAATACCGTTGCTCCAGATTCTCGTTGCGTTTTCAACCGACACCGGCGAGCTAGTGTTGGACCCGTTCTGCGGTTCTGGCACAACGCTACGGGCGGCAAAGAATCTTAAGCGGGGTGCAATCGGCATCGAACTAGAAGAGCGGTACTGCGAAATTGCCGCCAACCGCCTACGCCAAGAAGTGTTGCAGTTTGCAGATTGAGAGGAGCAAGGATGACAACCATTATCGGCATAGACCCAGGCAAGAGCGGCGGCATTGCGATTTTGAACACTGAGAACAACGT